AAAAAGGTCGTTCTACTCTGATGATGTGAACACTCATAGCCTTGACGAAGCATTGAGTTTCTACAACATGTAGGGACGTGCCCCTCATGGGCTGCGTACCTAGTGCGACCTTGGAAAAGAGACGATACACGTAATGACTGTGATGAAGTTGGTTGAACAGGTTCAGCCTCATGACGGCTAGCGTTGAACGAACGCCAAACATGGAAATTATTTAAGCGACCGAAAGAAACAGACGGGAAGGATCGCTGCCCCCCAAGCTTATGAGCAAAATCCACCGGGTCCAAGGGCGACGCCTGGTAGATGCGAACAAGAGAAGCAGGTAGGCGATAAACACACCGATCCCCGAGACACATAATCGAATCGTATTCTGCTTTCAATTCGTCGCGGAACGTCATGGCGTAGGCTCGTGCCCTTTCATGGAGTCTCCAGTCCTCAATTTGCGGAGGGGCTGGGTCTTTCCAAGTGGGCTGATCTGAGAAATACGTCTTTTCGAACGCGCGCTTCATTTCACGACTTATGACGACATCGACTTTGGGTCCTAATAAATTAATTTTCACGCGAGCCCGATCTTCAAGATACAGTGCCCACACGGGACCTCTACGAGGTTGCTTCCGTGCGAGTTCGCGTGCCTCCTCCGCACGTAGCTTCGCAAGAGCGCACCGATAAGGATTGAATCGCTTCCTTAGACCTAGCCCTCCCCACCTCACCGGAAGGTCGACCTTCATACGGGATGCAAGGTTGAAGCATCCTGCCCGGCCATTGACAAACAACGGGCATTTTTCATATTCGAGCCATTCTTTCACGGGGTTCATAAAATACTTCACGCCATCATTCAGAGCGGTCAAAGTTGACGGACGAGCACAGAACAATTGCCCATCCGAAGACCAAAGTTCCGAGTTGACGGTAAAGTAGTAGGGGTTTGATAGGGACTTTCCGCGGGAGACAACGCCACCAATCGCGCGTACGCCTTCGAGCCACGGCTCGCAGGTAACACCAGGAAAAACAATATCATCTCCATTGAATCCCAAGCGGGAAAAATTTTTCAAAAACTTCCATGACTTCAAGTCACGTTGAAAGAGACGGGAGCGGTACGGGGGACATTTGCAAAAGTAGCTGGTCAAAGTGAAAATGCAAAGGAGTGGAAAAGAAATCTCCGATCCCATCATGTTGCCATTCATCTGCAGGAAAAAGTCCTGAGAGTCCTTATGGGGCTTGAAGGTACAGCGAGTCGTGAAGCTCTTCATGTTCTGAGCGTCCACGGCTTTTAAACCGCAGAAGTCAACTAGATCGTCAATCAACTGATCTGATATCCTACTGTCGAAGTTGTCTGTCGCGTTTTCGAGATCGCCGGAAAAGTAGCGCTCGTCTTTCGTGACTTTGAATTTTTCTTGAACTTTTTCAAACCATTTCGAAACTTCCCCGCCAAATATGCAGCTCTTCAGCTGGCGGAGACA